AACCTCACGTATCTTATATAGTTTTCTTTGTTTGGCCCGTAGTGTGCCATCATTCCTTCGGGAATAAAGCCTAATCTCATAATACATTTATGAGCTTCTTGAAAACTCACCAGAACGTTTGTCTGGATCCGATGAAAACCATATTCATTAAAACAAGTATTTAAGAAATTACTCATACATTTAAACAACGCAAGTCCTTTCTTCCGGCCTTCAGGTGATACCATCATCCAGACTTCGCCTACTCCCTGCCAGAACATAATAACACCACCAACAGCCAGGAGTGTGTCGTCATCAAATAACGTAAGGGCTGGGCCTGAGTTAGCGTAAGTCTCTGCCCTTGTATCAATATCGCCCATCAACTCAAGAAGGGATGAATCGGGGTCTTTCTTTTCAATGTTAACCATGTGTTCCGGTTTAAATTTCTTTACTCTAATCATTCGTTCACATTTGTGATTGGCTCTATCGCCAATACGGTTAATGGTAATGGTTGAGATTGGGTTATTCTTATGTATCCATGCCTGTCCCACCCCCCAGGGAAGGGAACCATCTTGTCGCCTGTGAACAAAGGTGGCGATTTGCCCATCGGGTCGCCGGGAGTCCTAAAGGGTATTGTGTCGATTGTACCTTCTTTGCTTCCGACATTTGCACCCAGGGTCTTGTAGAATCTGACTAATATCTGGTGGATTTTCTTTCGCTTGCCCTGTGCTGACCCGGATTCTATTTTGAGTTCCAAGTCTAACGGTTCAAGAATCGACTCATAGGGAATTCCGACAATGACTACGGATGACAGAGTGCTTCTTGTAATTGCACCTCCCGTTACAACCTGATTAGGTTCAGGTGCGCCATCAGCAAGAATCGACACTGTAACTCCTTCAAGATGGTCTAACCCTGAAACCGAACTTGCACCGTCACCATCATACTTTAATCCAGAATCTACAAACCAGCAGTCAGATCCATTGTCTCCAAAATCAGGAGCCATGTATTCAATGTATCTCTTCCACTCACCGTTAATGTATCTTCTAACTATAAACCATATCTGGTCGTGATCTGCTACTGGGATTACTTCAACATCTTCAAACAATCCGGGGTTCGCAGTAGTTCCGGTGGTGTGTAAGTGCCATGCAGTTATTTCCTGTGATTTGTTGTAGGTTAATGCGGCTATTGTGCCATTATTCAAGACACACCATAAGATTGAATCTGGCTCTTTTTGGAAAACATAAGACTTAATCCCAGTTGCGGTTATGTGTTCTGCAAGTATTGTCAGGTCTGGGGGGTCGCCATAATTGTCTTGAAGATAATCGTAAACTAATTCACGAACCTTCCTGCCAACCCTTTGAACAAATAGAATGGCATTCCCTACCCCAAGTCCTACTCTTGAGGCGCTTCCATAGTTTGACATTATCCGGGCTTTTCGTGCAGTAGGAGTTATTGCTTCATCGGTTGAACCAGATGATATAATCCATTCCGAAGCCCCGGTTCCTGCGTGAAGATACCTACCAATCTTTAGCCACAGTATTACATTATCATCATCAAGTACCAACTTTAAGGCATCGTCTGCGCCTGTTCCCGTAGTCATGTCATCGAGATTACCAGTAGCACTGAACCACATTGTTTGGGGCAGGGATGGAGTTCCTGCGTACACAGCCCGTTGCTCGTACAAAGCCACAGAACCCGGATAGTTTGCCGCAGACCATTCGGCTGGCTGTGCTGTAAAGACTGTGCTCGCCAGTGTCCAATCCACATGACTGCTCCGTGTAAGTATTTGTGGAGCTACAGACTGATTCACCAAACGCATGGTATCTGCATTTTGAGCAAATCCAATATCAGCAAGCAAAGAAGTTGTGTATGGTGACGCTATTTCTACAGGAGTAACACCACTTACTATCTGTCCATTATCCTTAAAGAATCTTACATATTCCTGCCCGAACTCCAACATATATGCCTGTTCGATATTAAACTGAAATGGAATCAGGCGTGATATTGTTGCACTCGCTTTAGCATCCGCAACATAGACTGTGCCAAGTCTCCTTGAAGCTCCACCGTGAGGATACACAATCATGTTCTGAATAGTCCTGCAGGCATTGTAATACTTTGAAAGGTCAACCCTTCCGTAAAGCTTCGGAGAAAAGGTTCCACCGGTAAAATTGGTTAAAATCTGGCTTGTTTTCATACCTTAATTCCTTGCATTAAGAAACGTATCGGTTGTTAAAGATTCCGGTGTTCCTTCCTGTGCGTCAATGGATTTCGCTTGTCTAAGTTTCTGTTCAAAAAGTATCCACAATCTTTCCTGCTGAGTGGAACTCCCCGTTAGGGCGTAACAAATATCTGCGGCTAATCTCGTAGCGATTGCTTCTCTTAAAAGCATATCCATTTCATTTACATCTGTGATACGTTTCAAGTATTCAATATAACAAGTAGCGGCATCGGTAAGAATGAACCTTCCTTCTACCTTCCACTTATACCCGCTCTCTTCCTGTTCTTCCATTGAAAGGACTCTCAGACAATATGGGTCTGTTGGAAGGGCGTATTTGTAATCATACTTCCATGAAGGAGCTGAAGCGCTCTGAGCTAAAGAGGTTCTTGCAATTGCACAATTCCACGGATATGACCTGATAGTAGCGTCACGGTTATAAACATATCTCCCGTTACAGAGCCTCGCGGCTTCACCCTCTTCAGTCATTGAGATTATGCTTTTCTGACCAAGCATGAGTAGTGACTGATTACACAAACCAACTATGCTTGACCCGCCTACCGCAGTTGAAACAACTTCACCAAACGAGAACTGACCCGGCTTATACCTGTCATCGTCAGTGGCTAATGTAGCTGTCCCGTCACAGAGGATTGAATAGGTTTTGGAATAATCATAAGCAGGGAAATCATACTTATAAAATCCGTCCCCAACCTCCGACATCTCCCCGGCTGTAACAGCTAATGACCCATCGGATATGTCCCTGATATTCAGAGTTGGGCTTAATCCTGTTGCGTAAGCTCCGGCACTTTCAAAGTAAACAGTTATCTTCATTTCGGTTTCTCCATTTGACTCTGCATTTCTTTAATCTGCACAAGTAACTCCTGCGACTGTTGAAAATCGGGACATATATGTAAGGCGTATTTGACTGCACTTTCAGCTATATTCATACCCCCGAATCTCAATAACGCCCTTGCATATTGATCACAAACACCCCACCTTACTTTTCCACCATCGTAATTCTCCATACACCTTGAAGCAAATTGAAAGGCAAGTTCTGGCTTATCAAAGACATTGTAATAATACCCGTCAGTCAGGTACAAATTATTATATGGGTCACACTGAATTGCTAAGTTAATGTATGTCTGTTTATGAGAGAGTGCCTTCTTGTCTATTTCTGTTTCAGCGTTTGGCAGGACTGCTATTTTTACTGATTTATCATAATACGAAAGAGCAAGTAATTTAATGAACACCCAGTACATAATCCTGCCAACAATAAGAGCCAAGACTATCGCAATGACAGGAGTTATCGTAACTAAGGGTAAAGTAGTCCCAGCGAGTCCGCCGGCTAATGCCCAGAAAGGGAATGCGGTGTGGGCTTCTCTTAGAGGGAAGAAGAAAAACCCATGCACCGCAAAGGCGATTAACGCCCCGGAGAGGAGGATGTTCTCCGTCCACAATAATGAACTGAATATCGAAACTAAAAGGATATATCCTATTATTCCAAGCTCAAAGATTATTTCAAGATGGTCATTATGAATACGGTGCGAGGTTGACGCTGTAACTGTCGTACCTCTTGCATAGAAGTGTTTAAGAAGTTTACTGTTTAATAATTTTGGAACTATCGAGGGATATTCTCGTCTAAAGGTTCGTAACCCATAACCCGACAATGGAGCTTTTACTATTAAATATAGCGCGGCAACTATAAGTGATATTCTACCGCTTGTTGATTCATAGAAACTCTTGCCCCTTGATCGAGCAACCAGATACACAAATATCAGCATCATTGGAATTGTGGACAGCATATAGGGTTGTTCAATACACGCAACATATAGCAGTCCAACAATAACCCCAATCTGCGCCCCACGGCATCGTGATAACCCTATCGCAGTAGCAATTAAAACAACGAGTGGAAGTAAAAACCACGACATATTAAACGTGAGCCACATTCCTGCAAATAAGGGGATTAGGAGGAACGCTCCAATGTGATTAGGATTCCCGAATATAAACCATTTTCGTTTTGGCTTATCTGATTTGTGGTAGATTAGAGTTGCTGCCGAAAAGACCACACCCGGAACAAATAGTATTGGAAGAAGTACCTCAAATGGTATTGTTCTTGCAGAAAGAAAAACAACCAATCCACACAGCATAAAGAACAAATCTTGACTACTTTGCCGTGAATGTGACCAGAAAATAGAAGCAATCATCCATAAGGCAAAACACAACACATAAATAGTCGTCATGTCCCACACTATAGGTACTGTTCCAGTTGCCAGCCACATCATTAAAAACGCTCCGGTTATCATCATTGCTACGAGGTTTCTACCTTCTTCTCTTTGCTGCCATGAGAAAAAAGGTATAACCGCTGCAAGTAAGAATACATATCCCTCTCCGAACATCATTCCTCCCTTGGTTGAAGGGCGAGGGGCTCATAACCCCCCACCCTAAAGTTAATGTTACGCTAAGTCTGCACGCTCGACATAAGTACAGGACGTCGCATCAATCGCCGTGATCCTCACCGAAGCAAAGAGCGTGGCGGTTGCATGAGCACAGAGGATAATATCCCCTGCGGACATCCCCGGACAATTAGCCGTGTTGAAATTAGTCAACACCGTTGCCGAAGTGAGCGTATCCGTTGTGTTATAGATGTAGAGCTTAGTCGGCCCTACGGCTATACAATTCAATCCTGCTGCTGCAAATGCCATGTCATCACCTCCTAAGCCAGTAGAGCAGTACTAGACTCATCACAGGATATTTTAACAATACCCTCTTCGTCTATCACAACTGCTCCACAGGACATCATTGAATCAATCAGGTAAGCCGCTTTCTGCGGAACCCAATCAACTTTAGTCGTTATCGCTTTGTTCTCCGCCAGACCAAGGGCGGTACGATGGAAAATGAAGTTGGAACGCGTGTTCGTGGAAAGAGGAAGTGCAGAGTGGAAGAACCACTTAATTCCTCTCCAGTTCACTAACTGTGTTCCCTGAGTCCACACAAGATCATTTATATAATCTTTGCTTCCAACCTGTGTTATGTTAATGAACTCTTCCCACGCCTGCGCCGAGATAACACCCCACCTGTCGCCATCATCAGGGACATCATTCTCGTTAAGAGCAAGAATTGCCTGAAGGAGTTTTGCCTTGGAAAGACCAACTCCGCCAGCAGCAACAGCATTCTCTGTTACAGCGTCCATAACAGTGATAATTCGGGAATCTACCTCACGCCCCAATGCACCTGCACCTGCACGAGCATACAACGTCCTTTCATCGATGTTGTTCTTGATGTCATCAAGATTATCGACATACTCAGGCGCGTATTTGTCCGTACTGGTAACGCTAATGTTGGAATGAGTTGGATTCATAGGAACAACATCACCATTTCTGGCTTTGTCAGTAGCCGTTCCTTTCCCCAGAAGAGGGAACCTCGCAATCTGGCCGGGGTTGAGTTTCTTCAGCCTTACCGTATTTCTCAGCTTACTTCCATACTGCTGATATGCGGCATGTACATCAGAGTCGTAATCAGTGATAAAACTCTGGTCAATAGTATTCATTATCGTTCTCCTTTCAAATAAACTTTCAAAACACTTCTGCTTTGGTTTACCTTTCAGAAGAAGAACGATTTGCCTAATGGGTCGTTCTCTGCTTTACAGGGCCATGCTTCCGTGGCTAGAGGTTAAGGGTTTAGCTTATCGCGCCCAACTGTTCCGAATAACTTTCGTTATACGCCTCGACTTCTTTTATAAATGCAGGATCTCGTTTACCGGGATCACAATACCTTGGATCCATTTTCATACTGATGAGCTTTTCCATTGTGTAAGTATCACCACCCGCAGCAGGTGTTCCAGTTTTCAGAGCGTGTTCACCTACTGCCTGTGAAACTTTGAACAATCCATTGATTATCGCTGGCTCCATATTCAATCCAGTATCAATAAGTTTCTGCCTGAACTCTTCACCAAACAAAGGGACTATCACCGCATCAGCTTTGGCAAGGTTCGCTTCGTAATTTGCCCCCCATTCCTTCTTCATTGCTACTGTACTTTGCTCGCGGATATTATTCTGTTCTGTCTGATAACCTTCAAATCTTGTCTTTTCATCTTCGTTGTACGCATTAACAATGGCTTGAAAGGCATCCTTGCTTACCCCTTTTGAGTGGGCAATTTCAGCGAACATCTTTGTGCGTTCTGCGTTGTACTCCATTCCCTTCGGTAATTCTGGAACTGGAAGTTCATATCCATCCACTGTTTCAGGTCTGCCAAGTGAGTTATAGAAAGTATTCTTCTCTTCATCTGTCGCACCTTCTCCGGGAACAATCAATCCCTTTGAATTGACAAGTACGCTAGTATCAGCTTTGTTTTGGACATAAGACTTTGCCAAAGAGGTGACATCCTTAAATGACGCAAGAGATGGATCATCCCTTAATGCTTCGTCTGTTATGCCAACTTTCCAATCACTTTCGTTTGAGTTTTGGTTTTGGCCCTGGTTTGGCTCCTGGTTTCCGTCCTGGTTTAGCTCTTCCATTTTTCTCCTCCAATAATTCAATTACTCTTAATAGACAAATTGTCAGTTCGTCACTTTGGTTAGTGACACTTGTTAGTACATC